CTGAAAAATGTCCAGACCGATCGGTGGAAAGCCATGAACGCGCTACTCAAACCGACAACACGCTTGTGGCTCATGACCGGCACCCCGGCATCCCAATCCCCAGTAGACGCCTACGGCTTGGCCAAGCTGGTTGCCCCAGATCTCATGCCGAAGTTTTACGGAACGTTTCGGGACTCCGTGATGTACAAAGTCACGCAGTACAAGTGGGCAGCAAAGCGCGACGCGCAGGATACCGTATTCAAAGCGTTGCAGCCTGCAATTCGGTATACAAAAGAAGAGTGTCTTGACCTGCCAGACATGCTGTACACCACCCGTGAGGTGCCACTTACAACGCAGCAACAGAAGTACTACGACCTCATCAAGAAGTCGATGGTGGCACTGGCCGCAGGTTCGGAGATCACGGCCGTTAACGCAGCGGGACTGCTCACAAAATTGTTACAGATTTCTCAGGGCGTGGCGTACGCAACGGACAAAGAGGTTGTTGAGTTCGATGTGTCAAATAGGCTCAATGAGCTGGACGAAGTAATCCAACAAACCACGCACAAGGTTATTGTGTTTATCCCGTTTAGGCACGCGATGGAGAAAGTGCAAGACGAGCTATCCAAGCGGGGCTACGCATCGGACAGCATACATGGCGGAGTGCCTGCTTCGCAACGCGCCGACATCATCAAACGTTTCCAAACCGAAGCCAGTCCTCGCATCATCCTGCTGATACCCCAAGCTGCCGCACATGGAATCACGCTAACCGCCGCGGACACTGTAGTGTGGTGGGGCCCAACATCCTCTGCGGAGATGTATATACAGGGCAACGCCCGTGCGCACCGCGCTGGCCAGACGAACAAAGTCACAGTTGTCCGCTTGCAAGGCAGCCCGGTAGAGCGTCGAATGTACGACATGCTCGACGGAAAAGTAGACATGCACCAAGGCCTAGTCGATCTGTACAAACAGGAGATAGCTTGACACCGTTAATTAACTGTGTATAATTCAATACGGGGGGAAAGCGGATGCTGGACGGAAATCGGGGCGGTTACCCCGGCAAGTTACCCAGACGCAGCGAGTACCCCCACCCCAACTAAAGGACATAAAAATGACTGAAGCAACAGAGGCCCCTAGGTACGACGCGGATCGGCTTGTGCGGGTGTACATAAAAATCCGTGACGCCAAAGCCCAGCTCAAATCGGAGTTTGACGAATCCGTGGGGCGACTTGACGTGCAGATGGATGCGGTAGAGGCAGAGCTGCTAGCCCTGTGCAAGACTACTGGCCAAGACGGGGGCCGCACGGACCACGGCACATTCACCCGCACAGTTAGAACTCGCTACTGGACAAGCGACTGGCAGTCAATGTATGCCTTCATCAAGGAGCACAACTCGATTGAACTGCTGGAGCAGCGCGTGTCGCAGGGGAACATGAAGGTGTTCCTCAAAGAAAATCCGGACAAGCTCCCTGCCGGACTTAACGTTGATTCTAAATACGCGATCACTGTACGGAGGCCAACCAAATAGTTCTGCCCTAAGCCAACCCTAATTAATTTTCAACTGCCTTTCAACTAACCCTAGAGACCCATATGTCCGAACTCACACTTTTTAAATCCGGTGCCATCCTCCCTGACTACTTGCGCGGCGAGCCCGATGAGCTAACGAAGCGCCTTGCTGGTGGTGCCAGCATGAAGACCATCTCTACAGAAGGCGGCGTGTTCCGCATGATGGTCGGCGGCGATGAGGTTGCCAAGAACGAAGAGCGCTGGATGAACGTCGTCATCGTCAACGCAGCGCAGCACGTAACCCGTGCCTACTACGAGGGCACATACGTCAAGGGCGAATCCAACGGCCCCGTCTGCGCATCCGGTGACGGTAAGACTCCTGATGCAAGTATCGAAGCCCCACAAAGCAGCTCGTGCGCTACCTGCGTAAAAAACATCGCAGGTTCTGGCCTGAACGGTTCCCGCGCTTGCCGCTTCAATCAGCGCTTCGCCGTGCTGCTTGAGAACGATTTGGCGGGTAACGTGTACCGCCTCCAGCTACCGGCCACTTCGCTCTTCGGTAAAGCCGAGGGTGACAAGATGCCACTGCAAGCCTACGCAAAGTTTTTGGCAGGCCATGGCGTTCCGATGTCGGGCATCGTAACTGAAGCTCGTTTTGATACGTCGGCCGCCGTTGCAGTACTGAAGTTCCGAGCTGTCCGCCCGTTGACGCAGCCGGAATTAGCAACGGCCCGTGCGCAAGGAGCATCCGAGGACGCACTGCAAGCCGTCGAGTTCAAGATGGCTACACCGAAAGAAGTTCCTGCGCTGCCCCCTGCATTTGCAAAGCCATCTGCCAAAGCCGCGCCTATCGAAGCGGAGCCAGAAGCTACTGCAAGCGATCCGGTAAAGCGGGCGTCTAAGAAGCCTGAACCTATCGCCACTCCGAAGGCTCTTGAGGAAGCGTTAGACGCATGGGGCGCTGACGATGAGTGATTTCCGGGGCTATTCCTACACCATCGTCAAGGCGATTGCGGCAGCAGACCAAACTCTGCCCGGTGTTAGGTTGGCTCATGTGTGCGTTACCCATGACATATCGGTGGCTTCGGTTGCCGAAACGTTGGGGGTTTCCCGTCAAACGGTGTACTCATGGTTCATCGGGCGGTTCAAGCCGCGACAGCACGAAGCCAATCGCATCGAAGAATTAATCTTGCGCTACACAAGAGTGCGAGTATAGTTGCCCCCGGGGCTAGAGGAAGCTGATCCCTTCCTGACAACGCGGAACACGGGCCGCGGCCCCACCTTTTACACTCGTTCCTAACTCGTGAGGATTCGTGGACCATTCTTTTTATAGAGCCGTACTGCCCCCCGAAGGCCCCTACTGCGTAGTAGGAATCAAATCCGGGGCGCTAACGCACACATACCATGCCTCCATTGAAGACCTAATTGCCCGCGGTGCAGTTCTTCGGTCGAGAGATTCCAACGTATTCTTTGCCCTTGCCAGCTTCGTGGACCAAGCCGAAGGGCGTAAATCCACAAACGCGAAAGCCCTGCGCTCGTTTTTTATTGATCTGGACTGCGGTGCCGACAAGCCATACGCGAGCCGTGATGAAGCCGCCGTGGCGCTCAAGGCATTTGTTGCGTCAGCTAGCCTGCCTACTCCGTTTATCGTGAACTCGGGCCGCGGCCTGCATGTTTACTGGCCGTTCCATGAAGTGCTCGATGTGTCAACGTGGCGGTTGATGGCCCGCAGGTTTAAGACTCTCTGCGTAGAGCACAAGCTCGGCATCGACCTGACCGTTACTTCCGACGCAGCGCGGGTACTACGCATGGTGGATACCGAGAACCACAAAGTTGTGCCGCCGTTGCCCGTGCAGTTGATGGTTAGCGGCGTCATTAGCCCGCTGGCTACGCTTGAGGCGCTCCTCCCCGCCGGTGAGGATTCGATGGACTGGGACGCAGCGCGTGCCGACGGCGTAGACGATATGACCCGAGCATTGGCCGGAGGTGACTACCCAGCAACGGAGTTCGCCCGTATCGTTCGCCGCAGTGTCAAAGGCAACGGCTGCGCCCAGATCGCTCATGCAGTGCTTAACGCTGCCACACTAGAAGAGCCCCTGTGGCGGGCGGCGTTGTCAATTGCTTGGCGCTGCACAGATGCAGAGACCGCGGTGCAGGCACTATCACGCGCACATCCGGAGTATTCACCCGAAGCCACCCTGCGTAAAGCGCAAGAGACCAAGGGCCCCATGACATGCGATTGGTACCGGGACAACTACAGCGCAGCTTGCACGGGATGCCCCCAGCGTTGCACAAGCCCGATCGCTATTGGCCGCAAGGTTGAAGCCGCCACCATCGTCAATGATGCGTACGTCGTGGACCAGCAGCTTGAGCCCGACAACGTGGAGTCCGGCGTACCGCAGACCGTGCAGGTCAACATCCCTGTGTACCCGTCGCCGTATTTTCGGGGCATCCACGGCGGGGTATTCCTGAAGACCAAGGATAAAGAAGGTGACCCGATCGAGCTCGAAGTCTATCGTTATGACCTGTACCTTACATCTAGGTTCTACGACTCAGACGCGCAGGGTAACGGGGAGGGCGAGATTGTTGGCGTGAATCTGCACACTCCGCACGACGGCATCCGAAGGTTTTCGGCCCCGGTCTCAGTACTGCTTACAAAAGAGAAAATGCGCGACCTGCTGTTGAAGAACGGCGTCGTAGCAATTAACAAAGAACTGGACAACATCATGGCGTATATGGCTTCGTCAACCCGCAATCTGCAACGTATGTTCGCCGCGGACCGCACTCGGCATCAAATGGGCTGGCTGCCAGACCTCTCGGGCTTCGTTGTTGGTGAGTTGGAATATACAGACAAAGGTGCCCGCCTTGCCCCGGCAGGTAGCGCCACAAAAGACTTCGCTCCCAAGCTAACCCCGAAGGGGAACCTGACCGCATGGTCAAAGATGGTCAACTTCTACGACAAACCCGGCATGGAAGCGCATGCGCTGGCAGTGTTCTTTGGTTTTGGGGCACCTCTCCTGCGGCTCATGGGTAGCTTGGATGTGCGCGGCGCGGCGATCAACTTGATGTCCAACAAGTCCGGCACGGGGAAGACTACGGCCCAGATGATCGTCAACTCCATCTTCGGGCACCCGAGCGATTTGCTCATGAAGAAATCTGACACCGGCATGTCCAAGATGCAGTGGCTAGGCACCCTCAACTCTATCGCGGGCACTATGGACGAAGTGACCAACTACGCAGATGACGAGCTGTCCGACTTGCTGTACGACATTCCGCAGGGGCGGGGCAAGAACCGGATGGAATCCCAGACCAATAAGTTGCGCGCAAACAACACTTCATGGGCTACGTTTGTCATCATGTCCAGCAACTCCTCGCTGTACGACAAGCTGGCCCGCCACAAGAGCACGTCCGACGGAGAGCTTCGACGCCTCATTGAGCTGCGTATAACGCGCCCGCTTGAAGTCACTAAGCAGGAGTCCGATGCAGTGTTTGGCACCTTGGTCGAGAACTACGGCGTTGCGGGCCCTGTGTTTATGCAGTATGTTCTGAAGAACCGGGAGAAGGTTATTGAGCAGCTCAAGAAGATTCAGCAGAAGATCGACATCGACTTAAACCTTGATCAAGCTGATCGTTTTTACTCCACCATTTTGGCCTGCGCGTTTACTGCAGCCAGCATAGCTACCAAGCTGGGCCTGATCTCTATCAATATCTCGCATGTATACCAGTATGCGCTGACGACGATAGCCGCGATTCGGCAAGACGTGATTCAGCCCGCCGCAAACACCGAGGCTGCTGCCGAAGAAGCATTGAGTCTGTACATCAACGAAAACGTGAACAACGCACTGGTCGTTAACGGGCTGCGATCCGCCATGCCGCAGGCACCGATTCGGGAGCCCCGGGGCCCGCTTCGCATACGGTACGAGCCTGACACGAAGGAGTTGTGGATACCGGCATCGGCGTTACGTGACCACTTCGTTAGTCGGCAGGTGGACTTCCAGCAGGCGCTTAAGACGCTCACTGCACGAGGGTATATGAAGAATAACGGCGCGGCGTCCACCAAGAGAATCGGCTCTGGTGCTGTTGGCGGGTTTGAAGCAATGGGCATGCGCTGCTACTGCTTGGACGGTACCGCCACTGGGGTCGAAGACGCGCTGGCTGTGGGCGATGCAGCTCCGAATTCCTGACCATATTCGGTATGTCGATGTCTTCGGAGTGCTGTACTACATCCGGTGGGAAGATCTCCTGCCGGGGCACTCCTTCTTCATTAAGACGACGGCAGCGGCCCGCGTAGTTAAGCGCTCCATCCGACCGGCAGAGAAGTTTCTGAGGGTTACCTTGAGGGCCCACCCCCGCTGCGAGTTCGGATACTACGGCGTGCGGGTATGGCGGGTGGCTTAGAGTTTGCGCAGATCGGCTTCCATCTCTCGTACAAACGAGACTAACTCGTTCTCGGCGCGTCGTATCTCATCAATTTCTTTGCGGCGTTCAGTACCCGTCATGCCTAGTGCTTCCTCTGTGCCCTGCTCTAACAGGCGGCGCATCCGCCCCAAGTCATTTAGTTGGCTGAGATAGCTATTTACCGTAGGTGCAGCCCCAAGTAGCGCTGCGTTCTTTTCGCCATACGCTGCAGCTTTTTCTGGGTTTTTTGTTTCCAATTGGTTGTAGGTATTGACCGCCGTAGCAACTTTAGTCCGTAGGTCGTAGAACTCTGTTTTAGCTTTTCCGCCAATCGTGTCATACAAGAAAATGCTGGCAAACGGCATCTGATACAACGGACGATCAGGCCGCGTTGGGTTGATAAGCGCGTCTGTGGCTAGCAGGGTGGTTGCCCCCATCATGCCGAACATACCGCGAATCAAGTTGTCAATCTTTATCGGAGAAATATTGGTGCTTTCCCCCAGCGCTTTAGCCAGCTCTGACGTAGATGACGTACTGCGGAACCCGGGCTCTTGCCCTTGCACAGACGCAGGCTCCAGCGCACGCTGCCCAAAGAATGAGTAGTTGGTCATGTTCTCCATGATTGGGCGAACCAGTGAGGGGATTGCATTAGGCGAACCGTATGCGGAGAGCGCGACCTTGAATACACCGCCGATCGCCTGCGAAATGCTCTGCTCTTCCGCTGTTCCATACCGCTGGTAGTACTCGACGGTGCGCTCCGGAATGGATTTGAAGATAAACCCAAGCTCGCGAGGCACGGGAAGTTTCACCCCACCGGGCAAGATCCAGTTGTTATCCCGCACATCTTCAGACGCGCTCTTGTACCCCTCGTCGTCGCTCATGGACAGCGCGTACAGGGTGCTCATTGCCGACATAAGCGCAACGCGGCTCAAGAAGAGTTTGCGTGCAGCGCTGCGTTCGACAGACGACGTAGAGTCAATACCTGAAGCTGCCCGGTACAGTACATCCAGACCCTGCGCGTAAGCGTTAAAAAACGGAATAACTTGCGCTGCCATCCGCATCGAACTGCTGGTACCCCTTCGGCTAAAGTTGATAAGTTCCCGTGCTCGCGTTTGCGCCAGAACCGCGTCGCCCCCCGTAATATCTCCGTCCGGTTGCTTCTTACCCCCGGTGTCCAGCAGAGTCTCTTCGTAGACCGCAAGGCGGGCAGACAGATCGGACGCCTTGGTAAACTGC